GGTGTTTCAGGGAAAACCTTGGAATGACGACAATAGAGAGCATCTTATTATTGAGTTGGGTGATGTTCTCTGGTATGCTGCACAAGCTTGTATTGCTCTTGAAGTATCATTCGATGACGTAGTTGCAGGTAATGTGGAGAAGTTGAAGAAGAGATATCCTGGTGGAGAGTTTAATGTTTATCATTCTGAAAATCGTGCGGAGGGAGACCGATGAATAATTTTGATCCTACAAAAGATCCTAGAAATAAGGACTTTAAACCTCCTACGAAAGAAGAAATGACTAATATGTTTAGAGGTCATCTTCTAAAATCATTGCAAACAGATGCTTATCGGAAAGGAGAATTTACTCTCTCTTCTGGTAAGAAAACAGACCATTATGTAAATTGTAAACCAGTTACATTATCTGGTGAAGGATCTATTTTAGTAGGAACACTTTTTCTTGATTTGGTTGAGGATGATGTTTTAGCAGTAGCAGGCCTTACATTAGGAGCTGATCCTTTAGTAACTTCTGTTGCAATGACTTCTTGGTTAGATAACCTAAGAAGAACTAAACTTGATGCATTAATTATTCGTAAAGAACCAAAAGGACATGGTACAACTTCTCAAATTGAAGGTATGCTACCAATCCAAGGTTGTAAAATAGTTGTATTGGAAGATGTAATTACAACAGGTGCATCTGCAATGAAGGCAGTTAATGTATTACGTGAAGCTGGATATAAAGTAGAACAAGTTCTTGCTATTATTGATCGTCAAGAAGATGATGAAGCAAATAACTTATTTGAAAAGGAAAATATTGAACTCATTAGTTTATTTACTCTAGATGATGTTTCTTACTAATGTCTAAAATAGATACTCAGGGGATGAGTGGCCCTGTTGATCCCAATTATAAGGGCCCAAAAAATACACAACAACATAAACCTATGATGATTTATCCTCGTAGGTTGCATACTCCTGAGATGGTTAGGGAGTTGAAGATACTTATTAATGAAGTATTAGATGAAAGAGAAGGTAAGACAGGTAGATCATATTTTGATAGTGATGCTTATAAACATCGTATCAATGAACCCGAACCACCTTATGAAAAATGGTCATGAACTACAAAGATTCTGGTGTTGACATAGAAGCAGGTAATGCTTTTGTAGAAAGACTTATGAAAAAAGCACCTGCTATTGGTGGTTTTAATGGGATGATGAGAGTTCCTAGTGGATATGAGAAACCTATTTTAGTATCTGGTGCTGATGGTGTTGGTACTAAGATTAATATAGCAAAGATTGATAGAGAATTTACCACTATAGGTATTGATCTTGTTGCTATGTGTGTTAATGATGTGATCACATGTGGTGCTAAACCTTTATACTTCTTAGATTATATTTCTACTGGTAAGATATCTCCTATCATAGACTGCTGAACATCCTAGACCTGCACCACCACCAACATATGATGATGATCTTGATCTAGCAGGATTTTGTACAGGTATTATAGAAGAGAATGAAATAATAGATGGTAGTCTTATTCAAGCAGGTGATAAGGTTATTGGTATAGAGAGTAGTGGAGTTCATAGTAATGGGTATAGTTTGATCCATGAACTTATATGGAGACAGAAGATAAAGTATAGAGATATGCCTGAGTTACTTACTCCTACTACAATCTATGCACCATTGATTATGGATCTTTTAGAGGAGTTTCCAATAGTTGGAATGGCTCATATAACTGGTGGTGGTATAACTGGTAATCTTCCAAGATGTATTCCAAATGGATTAGAAGCAAGAGTTGATTACAATTCATGGCCTTTACCGAAAGTATTTGGTAAGATTCAACTTGCTGGTGAGATTCCACCAGAAGAAATGAAGAATGTATTCAATCTTGGTATTGGATATTGTTTAGTGGTTCCTGAAGAAGTTGCAGTAGATGTTCAATTAAGAATAGATGGACATGGATTAAAATCTTGGGAAATTGGCGAAATATATGCTATATAACATAGAATCAAATGTTACAATGAGAGAGCAACTAATCAAAGCACTATTAGCACATGCACAAGGAGATATCCAAAAGCATGTGGCCAATGTAGAAGTATATTTAACTAACCCTGCTGGTATTGGTGAGCACTCTAATATTGTGGAAGCAATAGAACAAGAACTTAATATGATTGCTAAGTATCAAGACCAGATTGATGTGATAAATAAATACTTCAAAAAGTAAGTATTGATGGCCAATCTTAGTAAGGCACAATTACGTAAAGATGATAGGGAAGTAACACTTTTAAAGAAATTTTTTAGTCTTCCTCATCATATGAATATTTTTGCTGTGAAAGGAAAACAAAAATCGGGACAATTTGTTCCAGTTGCTATAGTCTTCTGGGAAGGTAATAAGGAGGTTGCTGCAATTGAATCAGATGAGAAGGAAGCATTTCCTGAAGCATTAGCTAGAATTCGTGATATAATGGAGAAGAGTAATGGTAAAGTAACATTTACTGGTAATTGGCAAAATGATAATTCAGTATCTACAGTAAATTTAACTGAACTTGAAAAGACAGAAGAATTTGGTGGTCAGGTTGGTGGTAAAAAAGTAAATTTGGGTATTCAGTTTGAGAAAGATTTTTATAAAAGTTTAAATTGTGAAGTACAATGTCTTTGTGAGCATACCAAATATGAAGCAGCAGCAAAAGATTTAGTTGAAAAAATTAATAATGAGTATAAAATATCAGGTGGTTTATCTAGTGTTGAAGCAGTAGGGGGAAAGAATCAACCTAGACCATTGAAATCTGGTAATGGTGGTATTGTAGTTGGTACAGGAAAGAAAGATATTGGAAGTACTGTCACTGATATAACAACAGTATGGGGTGGTAAGAAAGAGCAATATTTATCCCTTAAATATGGAAATACTTTAACCTTTATTAATGCTGGTGTTGGTAAGATATTTAAGGAGTCTGATTATAAAACTTTTTTTGATGGTTATAAGGATTCTATTGGTACTGCAATATTTGAAATGTTTGGTATTGATAAAATAGAATATGCAAAAGTGTTTAATGATTATGGTAAAGGTTATAAGGGTAAAAAGGTAGATGTTACAAGTACAGCTAAGAAAAAGAAAATACAAGATTTATTAGAATATGCTATAGGGTATGGATATTGGATGGTTCATGGGAAGGGTGGTAATACAGTTGAATGTTATGAAGTGGATGATTCCTATATGAAGAAAGCAGCTGCTCCTACAGGTAATATTACACTTCATTATGGTGGTTCAACTGGTAAAGGAAAACGATTAGATATTCATATGGAAAGTAATGTATATAAATTCATGTGGAACCTTAGAAATAAACAAGGTGGAAAATACCCTACTCATATAATGTGTGACTATAAAAAGAAATGAAACCTGAAATAAAAAAACTTATAAAGACTTTTGAATCTGATCTAGTTGGTCAGGAAAGGTTTAATGCTTTTTTACTTCATTGTTTTTATGGTATTAGAAATCCTAAGAAAAAAAGTCATTCTAAAAAGATAATAAATAAATATGATAGCTTAAGAACAA